GTTCCAGCTAATAACGATCGTGTGAACGGTTGGAGAAATATGGCACAGCTTATGAAAGTCACCGAGAAGCCTTCAAATTTTATTATTATCAAGGGTCGTGCTCCTTACCTCCAGAAAACAATTCCTGAAATGATTATAGATGAACGTAAGCCTGAAGATATTGATACTACGCTTGACGATCACGCTCTAGATGCTTGTAGGTATGCCCTGACTCATATTCAAGCTCCTATGGAGGTGAAATTGAAGAAGTCAAAAGATCAGTTGACTTATGAAAACTTATTAAACCCAGATCAAGAAAGCTGGACATATACATGGAGGGATTAAATGCCTGAATTGGATGGAAAGAAATATAAATATGATAGCAAAGGTAAAGCTCAATATGCGAAAGACCTTGTTAAGAAATTGAAGAAAAAGCGTAAAAAAGTAAGTTATGAATCTGGTGATAACCAAACGGATGCATTGAGTAGTGAAGGATAAATATCCCAAAAATATTGACGTTGAATCTTATGCTGATGGTGAACTTGGCAAAGTCAATGAGTTAGAGAAAAAGTTTCAATCTGCTAAGGACGCACGGAAGGCTCAAGTTATGAGATGGCGCAGGAATGAGGAGCTTTACAATGGTCAAATGTTAAAGCCCTTTAACTTGCCAAAATATAAAACTCGCATAGAGCCTAACGTCATCCATTCAGTTGTAGAAACGATGTGGGCTGTATTGACTGACCGTCCAAGTAAGGTGGATATTTTACCTAAAAAGGAAAGCCAGATTGAATCTGCAATTCAGGCACAGGAAGCTGTTGAATGGGTTATGGACAATAAAAAAGCACAGCGTGCTATACGTTATATGAAGCGTGATGGATTGATTTATGGGAATGGCTTTTTGAAAACGTGCGTTATAGATGACGAAATTGAATTTATAGTCCCTGACCCTTTTACAATTTTCATTGACCCCTTAGCCACTTCAATTGAGGATGCAAACTGCGTCATATTCGCTACTCCTACTTATGTTGATGATATAAATGAGAAGTATGGAAAAAAGGTAAGCCCTGAAGGAAAAATGAATGAATATCGGTCTTTTATTAAGTTAGATAAACAGTACGCTACCGATAAAGTACCTGAGCTTGAAACGCTGAGCCCTATGGAGGAGGATGGTAACTCTCAAGACTACAAAGGAGGTCAG